TGGTTACAAACAAGTTGTTGATAAATATAAATCAAAAGCAAGTAATAATTATATTCAAAAATATTTTGATTTAAACATTTCATCTAACAAACCTTCTTACATTAATAATATTTTAAAACAAACTAGAGCTAACATGGTTAAAGCAAGAGTTGATCAAGTAACTAATAGTGTTGAAAATAAAATATTAAATGCAGTTGAGAGTGGTAATGATTTTGATCTTGCAACTGTAGGAGAATCTATTACCGCAGAATATCAAGGCTTAGTTAATGATGGATTAATTTCTGAACAAGATTTACAAATCTACAAAGATAAAATTCCTAACTTAATTGAAGTTGCACAGGTAAGAAAAATAGCAAGAAACAATGCTTCACAAGCATTTTTAATTTTATCTGATGTAACTAATTTTACTACCATACAAGGTGATGAAAGAAGAAAACTAATAAGTGAATTTGGTACACTTGCTAAACAACAAGCAGATGTATTAAGTGCTGTTTTAAATCAAAGTATCATTGAAAAATCAAAACAGTTTATGGAAAAATATGGAGATAAACAAAAATTTGGTTTTAGCACAGAAGAATTAGAAGAATTTAAAACAGGTGATGAAGAAACTGATAATCAAATAGTAATCTTAAATGAAAAAATGGTTAATAAAGAATTTAGTTTTGATACAAACTATAACATTAACACAGATGTTATAAGTAAAATAGTATCTGGAGAAATACAAAACACTTCAACTAAATTTTTATTATCTGGAGAAACAGAGCCTAAAAGTATTTTAGAAAGAGCTGGTAATAAAACAATTAATGATAATGATTTTAAATTTTTATCAGATGTTATTACAAGAAGTAAAAATAATACTTTCAAAAAACAAGATCAACAATTTTTAAAATACTTTGAAAATCTTGTACCATTACTTCAAGGTAATACTTTTTTAAATTATTTTGATAAAGAGTATAATGCAAAGGCTAGTGAGTTAAGACAAACATTACATTCAAGATATTTAAATGGATTGGCTCAAGGTGCTAACCCAACTGATTTATTAAGTTATACATCTGAAAATTATATTGCTAAAGATATAAAAAATTTTTTACCTAAGACTTCAGATTTAAGTAGCATTGTAGTTGAAATGGCTACAGAAAATAATCAAACTGTTTATGGACCACCGAGACTTGAAGGAGAAACAGCAGAAGAATATTTAAAAAGAATACAACTAGAAGAAAAAAAAATTGATATAGGTGATGAAGATAGTTTAGATTTAAGTGCTAGTTTAAATGTAGATGAAAATATAAAACAAGTAGGATTATTTGGAAAATTACTTTTTGGTGAAAATGAAGTTTTAATTAAAAACTGGAGTAACAAATATCAAACAGAAGGTAGTATTTTTAATGCTTTAAAAGCAAAAGAACGATTAGATCGTATGAATGAACCCGGTTATAAAATTCCAAACAAAGCAATATCTGCAATAGAAAATGCAGCTACAAACTTTGATGGTGATGGTGGTTTTTCAAAAGAAACTTTAATAGATTATTTAACTAAAATTGGTCAAATAGAAAGTCAATATAAAAGTAAAGTACAAAAAACAGACAAACCTGTAAAAGAAGAAACAAAATTCTTAGCAAGATCATATTGGCAAATAGAAGTAGATACAGCCAAAGATATATTAAAAAATTCTGCTCCTATATTTGGTAATAATTTTGAATCTACTTTTTCTAAAAAATATAAAGGAGAATATGAAACAGCAAGAGAAAGTTTATTAAATTTAAGCGACAGAGATTTAGTTAATTTATTAGAAAAAGATGACACGTTAGCTGCCAATATTGCAGCAGCATTAATAGTAACTAGATTTAACACAGAAGAAGCATGAAGCTAAGTGATCAGCAAACATTATTAGAGCAAGGTGGCTTTAGTCAAAAAGAAATAGAAGATTGGAAGAAAGATAAAATATTAAAACTAAACAATGCCGGATTTTCTAATGCAGAAATATTAGAAGAGTTTGGTGTAGTTCCTGCAGACAACAAAGCTAATGTAAAGTATTTTAAAAAAATAAAAGAAGAATTAGAAAACGAATATTATACACAAGAATCAATATCACCAGATGATGAGCTTTTATATCAATCAAAAATAGATCAAGCTGATGCACCATCTTTAAAAGAATTAGTAGTAGGTAAAGAGTTTGATGGAGATGAAATATTAAAAAGAGGTTGGGGTAAAACACTATATGATATGACATATAGATTAGCTACTGATGGAGGTTTGTCAGAAGCATTTACAGAAGAAGAGCCAGAAGATTATACTTGGTTTGAAGGTTTATTAGAAAGAGGTTTAACACTTGGTGCAGAGCTACCTATATATGGTGGAGCTTTTTTAGCAGGTACAGGTGCTACAGGAAATCCTATAGCCGGTGCATTTACTGCTGGTGCTATTCCGGGTGCTGCAAGAGAAACAATCTTAAAAGGTTTAGAACAACAATCTTATGGTCAGCCAGTTGAAATATTAAAAAATTTTTTGAAAGATGGTATTATTGAAGGTGTCAAACAAGGAGCTATTTTTACAGGAGCTGCATTAGCTCCACAAGTAACATTACCTTTTGTTGGTAAACTTGGAGATAAATATTTAACAAGAGTAGCATCACAGCTTACAGCATTTGAAGGAGCCGGTGCAATACTGAATCAACAACTTCCAACACTAAGAGAATTTAGTTATTCAGCAGTTTTATTTGGTGCGTTAGGTGTAAGACTACCTAAAAAAACTATGGAAGATAGAACTAAAAAAATATTTGTAGATACTGGTAAAAAACCTAATCAAGTATTTAAAGATTCAATAAGTAATAAAACAATATTAGAAGATGTTGGATCAAGAAGTTATGTAAGAGCTTATGATAAATTATTAGATAGAAAAACTGTAAAAGAAAAACCACAACCAGAAAAACCAGAACAATTATTTAAAGATGATTTAGCAAATAAAGCTGCAGAAAACATTGCTTTCAAACCTAAAGTAGAAATACCAACTACTGAGAGATTAAAGGAAATGGGATCAACAGTTAAAAAGAAAGCAATTATAGAAGCTATAGATACTAAATATCCTGTGCTAGAAGCATTGAGAGAAGCAAAGGTAAATACTAAAACTGGTATTGAAAAATTAAATCTATACGAACAAACAAGAATACTTGAAGGTATGCCAAATAGAGCTGCATACTTTATAGAATTTAATACACTAAATGGAAAAACTTTAACAGATAAAGGTTTAGGATTAAAAGATATTACAGCAGATATTGTAAAAAAAGGTAAGAATGAAATGCAGTTATTTGAAACTTATCTAACCAATAGAAGAGCAGTAGAGCTAGATGCTAGAGGTATTGAAACAGGATTTGATATTCCTACTGCAAAAGTATTTGTTAAAAAATATAAATTACAATTTGAAGAAACAGCAAAAAAAATTGATACTTATCAAAGACACCTTTTAGAGTATGCGGTTGATGGTGGTCTAATATCTCAACAAGCATTTAATGCTATGACCGAAGCGAATAAAAATTATGTTACTTTTGCAAGAGAGCTTCCTAAAGATGGTAAGAAAGGTTACACCGAAGGATCAGTAAATCCATTTAAAAGAATCAAAGGAAGTAAAGAAAGAGTATTTCCACCTTTAGATACTATTGTAAAAAATACAAATAAAATTGTAAATCTTGCTGAACGAAATAAAGTCAAAGTTAATTTTATAGATTTTATTGCAAAACAAAAAGATGCAGCAAAAGCTGTTAATGCTCCAGATCCATATCCTTATATTGATAAAGTAAAACCAATATTAAAACCTATAAAAATTCAAAGAAAAGAATTGGAAAGATTTTTTGAAAAATCAGAAATAGATAAAATGTCAGATAAAACTGTAAGTGAGTTTACAATATTTAGACAAGAATTTACAGCTACAGATAAAGGTCAAATACTTATTAAGAGAGATGGTAAAACTGAAGCATGGGATGTAGGTATTGATTTAGCAAATGCCTTTAAGACAATGGACCAGCAAGGAGCCAATATGTTTATGCACTACCTTGGCGCACCTGCAAGAACTCTTAGAGCTGGTGCAATATTGATACCAGATTTTGCTGTTCCAAACTTTTTTAGAGATACAATTCAAGCAAGTTTTTTAAATAAAGTTGGTTTCATTCCAATACAAGATTCAATCATTGGTGCATTTAATATTATTACAAAAGGTAATAATAAAAAAGCAATGGAGATGTACAAAAAATATGTCAAGTCTGGTGGTATGCAATCTACATTATTAGCTGTTGATAAACCTAATATATTTGATGGTAAAGTTTATGATATTCTTTCTAAAGGACCAATAAGAAATTCTGACAGAGGTATATTAGCTCCATTCAAAGCATTAACAAGATTATCAGAAGAGATGACAAGGTTTAGAATTTTTGAAAAAACTTATAAAAAAGCTATTGAAAAAGGTTTGACAGAAAAACAAGCACTTGAAAGAGGTGGTTTTGAAGCTAGAAATCTTTTAGATTATGCTAAACGAGGATCATTAGGTGCAAACATAAATAGATTAGTTCCATTCTGGAACGCAAGAGTTCAAGGTTTAACAAGAATATACGAAGCATTTAGAGATCAACCCGGAAGAACATCTGCTATGATTGGTGCTTACATTGTTATACCAACTTTAGGTTTTTACATGTTAAATAAAGATGATCCAGATTATCAAGAAGAACCAGATTGGATTAAACAAAACTATTGGTATTTTAAAATAGGTGATAAACCTTACAGATTTCCAAAACCATTTGAGGTTGGTACATTAATTTCATCTGTTATTGAAAAAACTTTAGATTGGGTAAGAACAAATGAACCTCAAGAATTTGCAAAGTTTGCAAAACAATTTTTTATAAATAATGCAAAAGGATTTAATCCTATGCCTACTGTAATTAGACCTTTTGTAGAAAATTTTATGAATTATAGTTTCTTTAGAGATGCACCATTAGTTCCAAAATCATTAGATAAAAATCTACCTAATAAATTTTACTATACTGAATATACATCTGAAACATTTAAGTTAGTTTCAAAACTATTAAATGGATTAGTAGGAGATGATAGTTTTCTAGCAACCAATCCTATTCATGCAGAGAATGTATTTAGATCATGGACCGGTGGATTAGGTAGATATATTATAGATACTTTAGATTTTGCTATAATTAAAGGTAAAATAATAGATGATCCTATCAAACCTACAGATACTCTATCCAAGATACCTATTGTTAGAGCTTTTGATGTAAGAGATGTACCCGGATATTCAGCTCAATCTATAGTTAAATTTTTTGAAGAATATAGTAAAGTTGAGAAGATACTTAATGGTATGGATTTTGCTAAAAAAGCAGGAGATTTTGAAGAGTATCAAAAATTAAAAGAAACATTAAATGTAGACGAGCAAAAATTATTAGACTATAGAAAGTCTATAAAAGAGATAGATAAGCAGATAAGAAACATATATAACTTGAAAGAGTTTCCAAATGGTAAAATACCTACACCAGATGAGAAGCGAGAGTTAATAGATGACTATTATAAATTGATGATAAATTTTGCTCAACAAGCATTAAGTTATCTTGAATTAGTAAGAGAAAAGTAATATAGGAAAGTAAAATGACAGTATCAACTACAATTATAAAAAACTCTCACAATGGAAATGGTAGTACAACTACCTTTGCTTACAGTTTCAAAATTTTTGCGGACAG